GCTTCAGAAAAATGCCTAGCAATAAGTGCTTGGTATTCTTCCTTCTTCTCTTGTGGTATATCATCATTACTATTCTGACGATTCTTTAAGTCCTGACTGCGAAGATCAGGAACAGGAATCACACTGTCAAGAAGATTAGTATCAGCATATCTCTGACTAAACTCTTGGAAAGTAAATGATCTATGCCGTAGTATCTGTGCTGCAAGTCCTCTAGTAGTATTAATCTCTACCGTCATGAATGCTTGCTCAAAGACACTCCAGTGACCATGCTGGATGCAATACTTAAGAAGACCAGCAAACTTATCATTACCCTGATTGCTAGGGTTACTGACACGAGCAACATATGCCATATGCTGTTCAGCATCTGGTGTTACACTTACCAATTTAATCTGGGTATCCATCGTCGTCATCAAAGACCTCATCGTAATCAGTGGGAAGGGGATGCATTTGAGTATAGTTCTCATACTTATATGCATCGGGATCTGAATATACTTCAGACTCTAAAGAATCTACAAGTAACTTTAGATTCTTTACAATAAGTTTTAACTTTTCTCTATTCATGTCTCGCTAGATCGTCTATCTATATCTGATAGAGTTTGACTAGATCTAAAATATTTGTTTATAACTTCTACCTGATCATCATACCTAGCAATTTTATCTAACTCTACTTGAATTGCTTCAGTAATATCGGAATGCTCTCCAATACCTGCAGGATGTTCTAGATATACTTCAACATTTGCCCTATGTTTTGCAATCTCACCTTGAGCATGTGCTAGGACTGCTCTGATTAATTGTTCTCGCATATGAAGTGCCATAATTCTATACCCTTTTTAAAATTATACATTAAAAAAGGGGGTATGTAAACCCCCTTATCTCTTATACAGCAGTAAGTTTCTTGGAAACTTTGATTCCTCGATACATTAGATCGAAGTTTCTGTGTTGTGCTGCTTCAGCGAGTACTTTCTTGTTGTACTCTGCAGAGTCGTACTCGACTCCACGGTAAGTGACTTTTGCCATTGGCTTTACTCCAAAGTAGTAGGGTTTTTAATCCGTTCCTTTAGTCGGCTTTTGCGTCTCTGAGTATTTGGCATTGAAAACTAATAAAAGTTTTCCCGACTGAATACTAACCAGAGATGAACGATTCCGTTCCGAGTCGGCTTACTTGCGTCCCTTCTGGGATGAACGATATGTGTTAATAATAACACAAGTATACTATATATGCAAGTTTGTTTGTATTCCCTGATACAGTTTATAAATCGTCCACATCTTCTACTTGATCTGGACAAAGCATAGAACCTGCTAGTTCTTTTGCATGAGCATTTTTCTCACACAATTTAGTCATCCATATTCTCTCACTCAATTCCACTTCACCATCTGTGGATATCATACGACAACAGATGTCTACGATTTTATTTCTGTAATTGGTGCTTAACATGTTCTATTGCGGAGGGTAAAATTGCGTACTCTTTTCTTTGAATTGCTTTAGTTAATGATTCTACAGTATCATCAGGTAAAATAGGAACTTCTCCTTGAAGAATTATTTCACCACCATCAAGTTCTTCATTAACATAATGGACAGTACAACCAGTAAATTCTTCACCTGCATCCATTGCTCTTTCTACTACATTCAATCCTTTATACTTTGGAAGTAAAGAGGGATGAACATTTATCATAGGAGCAGGAAACTTGGATGGATTTTTAATCACTCTCATATATCCTGCAAGAATAATAAGATCAACTCTCCATACTCTAAAGAGATCTATCATCTTATCTTCATCTTTATGTGGAACTCTTACATGAGGAATTCCATATTTTGCTGCTCTCTTAACAGCACCACATTGTTTAGTGTTGTGTATCATCAACACAACTTCATGTTTATTACAAAGAGGATTTGTAACTATGTTCTCGAAGTTTGTTCCGTTGCCAGAACACATAACTCCTAGTCTCATTGGCTCCAGTCTTGGTAAGGTGGTTCTTCTTCATCCACAGTGTGTTTGAAGTGTTCTGTATCAAAATATGATGGAGGTAATGGTTTTACATCATCATATGCTGCTGCTAATCTTCTCTTATGTTCACGTTCATCTAGCACTTCATTGATAATGATCTTTAACTCCTTAACCATTTCAGGAGTATGTAATCTGTTGGGACGTATAACCGCACGAGGAAGAATAGGTTCTCCATTCTCATCGTGGGGATAAATGTTATCACTACCACCAGGAATGGCAGGACCACTCATCCCTTGGGTATCAATCTTGTCCATCTAAAGGTCTCCCATCCTTATCAAGTAAACCCATCTTCTTCACTTCACTTAAATTAGACTTTTCCATTCTTTTTATTCTCTTATACTCTTTCATAATCTTATCTACTTCATTCTTTGATATTCTTACATTTAACTGTGATCCTTCCTCTGGTGAAACAAATCCAACTCCACTCTTTGCTTTCTCCTCTTTCTCTTCTAGATAATCATTAATTCCATTCTGAATCTCACCTTCAATAATATCGTTGATTTGAGATCTCAACATCTCATTGTCCATGTTATTTTTACTCATAGTTTCCTCTTCCTCTTCTTTTTTTCAGGAGATTTGTAACCATACTGATTGGGTTTAATAGTGCCATGTCCAAATTCTATTGCTTTAATAGAATCCTTGCCATATTTATCGTAATACATGTCAAAAATATTCACCATTTTGTAACAACGTGTCACATCCAAATGTTGTGTTCCATTTTCAACATATCTAACAAGATAAGCATCAGTTGGAAAAGACCTATCAGTTGCCTTATCCTCTGTGGTTTTTTCTAATAGAATTTCGCAGGAGTAATCTGCTGCTTGAATTTTAGATTCTTGTTTCTCTTCTGTCTTTGTTGTCATGAACGACCACCCCACACTATATCAGGATAAGCTTCCTTGACCTGATCTAATGTAATATTATACTTATCACCAAGTTTTTTATCTTTTGTAAGAACTAATACTTCTGCTTCTCTTGGATGAAGTCCTTGAAGAAGGTTAATAAACATCATCTCTCTACGTGTTGTAGCAAGAGCATCATTACCACCCTTCACATAATGATATAGATTCTGATATTCTCTTCTTAAAGATGTTTTACCTCTACCATCAAGGTCTTGCCCTGTTGCTGATTCACCACCTGATGCCTCTCTAGCAAGATTCTCTGACAAACTACCCATATACACAGTTTGCTCCTGTGTCTCTCCATAGGGAACCTCTCCTGTAGGTAAGAGACTGATTACAGAACTATCAAAGTTCCATACCATAATCATTTTTATACAATCATGCTCATAATATTTAAGTGCTTCTACTGTTTTAGCAGAAGACTTCTGTTGTGAAGCAAGATCTAATACTTCAAATACAAAAGGATTTGTAGGTAGAGAATCAATAGCAGGTGCTGGTTTAGTTGTTCTCTTCTTTGCTTTAGACGCAGCAGGTAATTTAGGACCGTCAGTTTTACGAGGTCTACCTCTCTTTTTAGTCGTCTTCGTCGTCGGTGTCGATGTCATGATTGTTTTCAATTCTTAAGGCTAAAATTTCATCAGGAAGAACATTCCCATTTGCATCAAACATTTCTGGATGAGTGTAAACCGTTTGAGGAGTAGTCTCATATGAATGCTGTCTTGCCATCCATCCTATCATACCTCCTACTAATAATGCAAGTATAGACATTACTGTCATAAGTGTCAAGGTTACTACTAATGTTTCTGACATGGCACTCCTCCCAGAGATGTTTATTTTTTTCGGATATCCAGATAAAAATCAAAGTGAAAGACAATCTCTCTATTCCATAGAGCAATTAACTTTCCAAAAGTTACCTGAAATGTTTTAGGTTTTGGTGGATTTCTTCTCCTGTTTCGTAAAAGTAATTCTACACCTCGATTGATTTGAGGTTTGTCATTATTTAGAGTTCTTTTTTCTCCTTCCTGGTCTTCGGTCATGTTGATACCTCACTGCATCTTCAAGGATTTGTGACAAATAATTTTTTATCTTCCTTGCTTGTGGTTTAGGAATGTGATGATATGCCTCACGCAATTGCTTATGATCATTATCAGCACCTCCTTTAATATATTCTTCAAGATCTAATACTTCATTCGCAAGTTCTTTTGCTGTAGAACTATGAAGAAAAGATTCTATTTCTACCTTTGTTGTTTTACGATACTTTAGAAACTCATAAAATTTCAATTGCATCTTACCTTGATACGCCAGTTCAAGGGCATGTTCTATCATATCATAAACAGTTTCAAAGTCGTTGAGTTTTTTCATCAGACTAATTTTTTCTCCTTTAAGTATTGAACTGTTTCTGTACATCCACCAAGATTGGTTCCATCTATTACTACTTGAGGAAAAGTAGATCCTTCACCAAACTGACCATAGAATGATTTTCTATCAAAGTGTTCACCTAATTTATATACTACATGCTTTAATCCCGATAACTTTAATACTTCTACTACTTTACTACAATATGGACAACCATCCTTTGAGTAAACCGTGAAATTCATGTTCTCTGTCATTGGCACTAAAAAATTTTATTTATTGTTGGATTGATTTTTAAGAGCATTTTGCCAATACTCAATAAGAATTTGGAGTTCTTTAATACGATCATTTGCCGTACCAATTTTTTCTTCAAGATTGTTCTTCATCTTGTTTTCTCTCCTCCATAGATCTATTTTTAATGATGATCCTATCATTCGCATGGTCTGGAACGAATTCCAAAACATCATCATGAGGCCACATCATCTCTTCATACAATGCATTGAGTCGATCCATGTCTTCCCAAAGATCATTTACATGATGGGTTTCGTCACCCCAATGATGCTCTTCAGGTTCTAGATCTCCGTGCATGAATCTTCCTCCTTTAGTTTACGTAGTATATATTGATATGTATTTACTATATCACCTTCATCCTTTCTAAACAAGTCCTTATCAAAACTTTCAGTTGTTCCTTCTTTCCAAAGTCTCATCCCATCAGGTGATAATTCATCTGCTAAAAGTAAATTACCTTCAGAATCATATCCAAACTCTAACTTAAAGTCAACAAGTGTAAGACCAATCTTATGAAAGATAGATTTCAACAGGCAATTAACTTCCCTTGCAGTGTATTCTAGATCCTTTAACACATTTCCATAACCCATTAAATTAACACGATCTTCTGTGAGTAAAGGATCATCCTTCTCATCATCCTTGAGATAATATTCAACTAAAGGCCAATTAATAACATGCCCTTCCTCTAGTGTTGTTTGTCTGACAATAGAACCAGCAGCAACATTTCTTACTACAACTTCTATAGGAATAATATCAACCCTCCTGCAAGACATAATACTTACAGGAATTGTACTGATGTAATGGGTTCGTATTCCTTTCTCTTCCAATTTCTCAAAAAGAAATTCAGAAATCTCACAACAAACTTTTCCCTTTCCTTCAGGAAAATCTACCTTCCTACCATTACCAGCAGTAACTTTATCCTCATATTGTATGAGAACTTGATCAGGTTCAGATGTGCTGAATACAGTCTTTACCTTTCCTATTGTAATTGTGGTATCAGACATGAGGATCATATCTCTGAATGATGGAATAAACTATCACCAATACAATAAGAGCAATACAGATGATAGGAAGAACTAAATGCATAATTCATTCATAGTGTTGCAAATATTGTATCATACTTTCTAGAGTGTGCAAATTATCCCCAACGGATCGAAGTGCATTGTTGCAATTCTTACAGAGAAGACCTCTCACATCGCCTGTAACAGGATTACGATCAACCATAAAGGAATTATAGTTTCCCCCTGCTTGTAGGGTCTTACAGATGGCACACTGGTTATTCTGTTCTACTAGTCTTCTATTATATTCCTTAAATCCTATACCTTTCTTTCTGTTCTTGGTTATTCTTTTAACAGTACACTCTTTACATTCATATGAATAGGAGGATGCAAGAGTAGTATTCTTACGTGTTCTGTAGTATCCATCTATCAGATTCTTCTCTTCACCACAGACTCTACATACCCTTTCGGATAATAACAGATGACTTAATTCTACTTGGTCGTCTAAATCCATGCATAAAAAAAGACCCTAAAATAATTTAGGGTCTTTCTGTTTTATTCAGTTTGAGTATTTCATACTGAAAACTAACTAGAGTTTTTTGCCTTGAATACTTACTACTGAAATTAACCTATAGAAGGAGCAACAAGTGCAACTTCAGAAGTCTCAGCAGATGCTAAGTCTAGTGGGAAGTTGTGTGCATTTCTTTCATGCATAACTTCCATACCAAGG